TCATTGGTACACTACTGAACAAAAAGATTATGATTATGTAAGTGGAAGAGTAGCAGACGCTCAAACACCAAAACAGAAACAATTTGCTGCAATTATGAGAATGAGAGCATTAATGGATTATAATACTAAAGAACTATATGGTAAATCATTATCAAAAAGTTTAGGTACTAAATGCATTATATTTGCCAATACTCAAAAGCAAGCAGATGTACTATGTAAACATAGTTACCATTCTGGGAACAAGAAATCTGATGAAAACTTAGAATTATTTTCTGATGGTAGAATAGATAGACTATCATGTGTGCTACAATTAAGTGAAGGTATTACTATACCAAAACTTAAACAAGGAATAATACTCCACGCATATGGTAATGAAAGAAAATCTGCACAGAGAATTGGAAGATTACTTAGATTAAACCCAACAGAGACAGCAGTATGTCATATACTATGTTACACAAACACCCAAGATGAAGTCTGGGTAAAGCAAGCTTTAAAAGACTTTGATCAAACAAAAATTACATTTTATAACCCTTTAAACAAACAAAAATAACCATGGAAATAGCATTAGTAATATTAGGTATAGCATCAGCAGTAATAATTTCAATATTCACTTACCACATTGGTAAAGAAGTTGGAAGAAACAAAGGTAAAAATACCTTAAAAGCAGACATCAATAGAATGACTGTGCGTACCATGTTGGTACACAAAAGAGATAACCTTAAAAATTTATAGTCATGGGTAAAATGAAAGAATTATTTATAGAACAACAAGATGAACTAATGTACAGAGGATCTCAAGATCCACGTATAATAGCATTATTTAGACCAGATGTAGAAAGTACTTTTATTAAAGTAGATAATCATCCATGTCCTAATTGCAATCAACCTGCAATAATGCGTAATGAATCTGAGGCATGTTGTGAAGCATGTGGTCAATCATATGTATACGTAGGCTCATCATTAAGATTTAAATGATGAGAGCATATACATACAGCATTGATGATGATACAGATGTAGAATTCATATACAGTTATGATCCAGGAGAAGAAGAAGTTCATACTGAATCAAATGGAGATCCAGGAACACCAGGTTCTCCTTCAACTATAAACATAACAAGAGGTTGGGTGACATTAGAATCATCAACACCGGGTGAAATGGTAGAGGTTGATATACTACCATTATCAGATCAATTAGACATAGATCTTGAACATATTGAAGAACTAATACGTGAAGAACATGAAGGATAATATATTTGTTACAGCATCAATAAAGAATGGAAGAATTCACTTCCCTATAAAAGCTACAGGAACTAAATTTACAAGTTTCCTGAGTCAGTTACCTGATGACTCTAAATTAGAGATCTTTATAGGAGTGGGTGGTGAAAAAGGGAGTAATCCTCAATTAGCTAAGATACATGCAATGATTAAAGAAATAGCACAAGAAATTGGCTATACTTTTGAAGAAGCAAAATCAGTTGTGAAAGAAAAATCAGGACTTTGTTTTCTAAAAGAAGGTAAAGAGTCTTGCAAGTCATTTGCAGACTGTGATAAAGATGAATTAAATCTTGTAATTCAAGCATGTATAGAAATTGGTGACTTTAGTGGAATGAACCTAAGATAACTATTTAACTATAGTCATCTTAGCATTCAATTCTTTAAGTTGTTCAGTTACATTTTCACCCTTGTTAATTGCTTGAGTTAAAGCTTCAATTTCAGCTTTAGTAGCTGTAGTTTCAGTTTCAATCTCCAATCCTTGCTCATGAGCTTTGAATTTAAATAACTGTATTAGTGAAAATAAAGTATAGATGTCTGATTCAAATTCATCTAATTGAATATTTTGTTTTTCACCTTCAGGAAGTTCATGTTCTGTTACTATTGTATCAAACTTAGAAAAAATAACAGGCATTTCACCAGCTCTATCAGAGTTAATGATCATTTTGTTAGTAATTCTTTGTAAACCATGAATATATGCAGGGCTAATTATAAGACCTTCCATGTTTTTATTGAAATCATAAGTAATAGTAGTGTGTAATTTATCGTCAGCCATAATGTTAATTTATTTATAATAACAAAGATAGTAAAAATATGCAAGAAAGTATAAACATCATAAAGAAAATGTTGCTATCAGATTTTAAAACATCTGGTTGGAATGATATATTAAATCCTTTTATAGAAAGTGAAGCCTTTGAAAGCATCACAGAAACACTAAGTAATTTAGTAGAACAGGATAGAAGATTTACACCAAAGTTTAAAGAGGCATTTACACCTTTTCTAAAAACAAATTTATCTGAACTTAAAGTAGTAATAGTTAATCAAGATCCGTATCCACAATTTGGAGTTGCTGATGGATTAGCTTTTAGTTGCTCAAAAACAGGTAAAGCAGAAAAATCTTTACAATACATACTGGAAGAAACAATAGGTAATTTCACTACTACAGGAAGAGTATTATATACTCCTGAAGAGTGTGATCTTAAACGTTGGGCAAACCAAGGTGTATTATTAATTAATACCTCACTTACATGTGAAATTAATAAAATGGGTTCACATACAACAATATGGAAACCATTCATTGAATATGTATTTGAAATGATAAATAAAAATAACAAGGATATTATATTTATACTGATGGGAAGAAAAGCTGAACATTGGCAATTACGTTTACCAGGACAAAAGATTTTTAAATGCTCACATCCAGCATCTGCTGCATATAACGGTGGTGTTTGGAAGTCTGATAACATCTTTATTAAAGTAAATGAAGAATTAGATAGACAAGCTAAAACTTGTATATCATGGTAATAATACCTATATTTGTAAATCCCAACAACCAATATTAAATGACTAATAATCAAGAGATTAAACAAGAATTAGAGATAGAAGTATTCAAAGAAAGAATGCTTAAAGTCTATGGAGCAAATGTATTTGTATATACAAAAAACAATACAAAATTCAATATTGATCTTGAAACTATAGGTGCATGTGCACTACAAGCAGTAAAGAACAACAATCCAGAATTCAATCATATTAAATCTTTAAGTATAAGAAAGAGACCTAGACCCTTTTTAGTTTATGTTCAGGCTTTATCATATATAGCATATAAAGATGGACATAGCAAAACAAACATAGGTTTATATTTAAAAAGAACTCATGCTACAGTAATAAACTCAATCAAAATGGTTGAGAATGCTTTGTTTACCAAAGATAAATTGATACTTAAAGCAATAGATAACATATTAAAAGAAATAGAACATGTGGGAACTATTCCAAAAAATCTTAAAAGCAAACCTGAGCCCAAACCAAGCGTTGATATTATTTGGGATGAAGCAAGGCATTTCATTGCCTCAAATTTTAGAGAGTGATAAGGAAGTATTATTAAAATTAGGTTATATAAACCTGGAAGATAAAAGATACAAACTTACACCTCAAGCAAAAAAACTTATAGCACTCCTAGATAACTATTTTATAAAAGCAAAGAAGAAAACTAACATCCAACTTATGGGTAAAGATTTTGCTGAACAAATAAACATCTATAGAGAGACATTTCCTAACAAAAGATTACCAAGTGGTAAACCAGCAAGAGTTAATGTTAAAATGTTATCTGAATCATTTAGATGGTTCTTTGAAACATATGAATATGAATGGGCTGATGTAATAAAAGCCACTAAGATGTATGTAAATGAGTACAGGGATGCAGAATATTTATATATGCAGACCAGTCAGTACTTTATATGCAAGCAAGACAAGCATAGAGTTAAATCTTCAACATTAGCAGATTACTGTGATATGATTAGAGATGGTATAGATACAGAAGAACAAACCTTTAAAGAAAAAGTAGTATGATAGAAATTTTATTAAATAAATTATCATGATGAACAAATGGATTAACCCAACAATACTTTGGGACTGGGATGACTTTGGATTTGCTTTAATACTAAGAAGGCAGAATAGAATAGCAAACTATAAATTTGCAATAGATATTCAAATAGGATGGTTCAACTTATGGACACAATTCTGGAGAAAACCTATGACAAGTAAAGAATGGGTTGAAAGAGAAATGGCATCTGAATATGGATGTGACTGGCTTGAGCAAAGTCTTGAAGCTTTAAAAAACCCTGATGTAAGAGAGGACTTAAAAAAAACATTAAATAAAGAATCATGAAAATATCAGTAGATGAAATAGTCAAGATGAAAAATTTGACAAATGATGCCTTAGATAGAGCATATAAAAGAGGAGTTCAAGATGAAAGAGAAAGAGCATTGCCTAATACATTGTTTGATACATTGTTAAAATATGGTATAGAATCTGAAACACTTCTTGAATCACATATAAGTAACGGACCTTCAGATGGTTGTCATTGGATACAATTAAAACCAACTAGAGATGGTAGTGAAGGAACAAAATATGTAGAAATTTCTTTTCAAGAGAATTTGATGGAAATAGATTTTGTTGGAATAGTAGATGTTGAGCCATGCAAGTAGATTTAATATCAAAAACAACAGGTTTAGGTTCTTATAAGGATTTAGATCAGGCTGAAATAGTTGCAGCAATTGCAAGACATGGAACTATAAAAGAAGATAATGGTAAACTAATCAAGTATCTTATGAGCAATGCTCATTGGAGTCCATTACAGCATATATCATTTGGTTTTAAAATTGAAACCAGAAGAAGTATTTCTGCACAGATATTTAGACATAGAAGTTTGAATGGGCAGGAATGGTCTTTAAGGTATGCTGAACCTTTAGGTTTTGAAGAGATAGACATTAGAAGAGAACACCCTACTAATAGACAAAGCAGTACTGACACTTTTAATCCTGAATGGAAAGACATTCAATGGGGTGGAAGACATGATGGTGAAGAATATACAACAAACGCTAAAGCTGCAATTGAAGCACTCTTTATAACAATAGAGAACCTATATGGTACTTTAATAGAAGAAGGAGTTGCTAAAGAATGTGCTAGAGATATTTTACCTTTATGTACAAAAACTACAATTCATATTACAGCCACTTTAAGAGACTTATTAGGATTTCTTAACGTAAGATGTGATGATCATGCTCAGAAAGAAGTGAGAGACATTGCTGTAAGAATAGGTGAAGAATTAGAGAAAGAACTACCCAATGTTTTCAATAAATTAGATTGGAGAAATGGAATGTTCATGTAAACTTAAAAATTATGAAAAACTTAAAAATCTGGCACATAGGAGATACTCACACGTATCATGGACTATTAGAAATACCTGAAGGAATAGATATAGTCATCTTTAGTGGTGACTGTTCTAACCCTAGAGCTCCTTATACTAATGAACCTGAAGTTAGAAACTTTTTAGATTGGTTCAAAAATTTACCTATTAAACATAAAGTGTTTGTAGCAGGTAACCATGATTCAAGTATTGAGTCTAAACTTGTAACTAAAGAAGAATTCCATTTAATAGGAGTACACTATTTAGAAAATGATGATGTTACAATTGAAGGATTGAAAATATGGGGAAGTCCTCATACACCTACTTTTGGAACTTGGTCATTTATGAAACAAAGATCTAAGTTAGATAAGGTATGGAAAAGTATTCCAGATGATACAGATATTATAGTAGTTCATGGACCACCTAAAGGAGTCTTAGATTTATCCTATGATAGATATGGTACGTTAGAATTTTGTGGATGTTCAGCTTTAAAGAAAAGAGTGTTGAGTTTACCAGGTTTAAAATTAGTTTGTTTTGGTCATATTCATAATAACAAAGATGTAATCAATGCGGGTACTATGAAACTAAGTGTACAAGATACTATTTTCAGTAATGGTTCAGTATTAACAGACGGTAAGTTTGGTAGATTAAGTAGTAATGGTAATATCATAGAATTATGAGTAAAATAAAACAGCCAAAAATACATTTAACTTTAGATGAGTTATTAAAGGAAACACTTGGACCAAATGAAGATAGTAAATGGAAGTTGGTAAGAGAACGTGATAATTTAACTAAATATTCAGATGATGTACTATGGGTGGAGTGGAATGAAGATAGAACATTCAAAGCAAAGCATAAACACATTGATATTGGATATGCTCTACTGATGTCACCATTCAACGGTTCATTTACATGGCAAACTACACAAGTAACTGAGATTATAGAAGAGAAGGACTCTTATATAAAGTTTAAAACAAATAATAGCAATTATAAATTATACAGAATATGAAAATAGATGTAAAGAAAATAAAGTAGATTATTAACTTTGTATAAAGAATTAGAACACTTTGAAAAGTTGGAATTCTCAGTACAGGATGATGGTAAAACCTTAAAGATATTCTTAGATTGATTTTACCCCAATAATTATATAAAAAATTAATTTTACCCTTAAAAGATATGAAAGCAATATTAAAATTTGATTTAGATAACATTGAAGATGAAAAAGATCACATGAGATGTATGAAATCATCTGATATGGCATGTTTTATTTGGGAATTAAAACACAATTTCTGGAGGAAGTGGAAACATGATGATACAGATTTTACTTTAGATAATTATATGGAAGCACTTCATGACTTAATGGAGGAACACAATGTTCACATAGATGAATTAATTGATTAAATAAACTATGACACAAAATGAAATAGACATATCACTTAGTAAGTTAAACTTAGTTCTTGAAGATTTTCAAATGCTTAGAGATGGAACATGGATTCCTGACACAGAAACTTGTGAAGCAAGCATGGAAAATATCACGGACATTATACAAATTATAGAAAATGAGTAAACCAAAAGAAGGATGGGTAGGTCAATATGCTGCCTTTAATGAAGCATTAAAATACATGCATGCCAGGCAAAATGGATTAGAGAAATCTATCTATACACCTTGGCCTAAATTTAATGATGCTGCAACTGATGGTTTAGAGTGGAATACATTAACTGTTATTGGAGGAAGACCTGGATCAGGAAAGACTTTAATTAAAGATCAAATTATTAGGGAGTCATTTGCACTCAATCCTAATGATAACTTTAGAGTATTAGAATTTCAATTTGAAATGGTAGGAAGAACTTCAGCCATTAGAGAGTTTAGTTCTTTTACAGGAAAAACATATAAAGAATTGTGTAGTGCAGGTAGTACTTTACAACCTGATATACTAAACACATGTCATCAATATGCTAAAGAAAGAGTTAAAAATCCAGTAGACATCATCAGTACACCATTAACAGTAAATCAAATGCGTGAGCAAATTGATATGTATATGAATTTACACAAAGGAACAAAGACCATGATCACATTAGATCATACTATGTTGGTGAAAAGGGCCCCTTATCAGAACAATACATTAGATATGATGTTTGAATTAGGAGAGTTTTTTACACAGTGTAAAAGAGATTACCCTTGTCTGTTTATTGCATTATCACAGCTTAATAGAAATATTGATAGCCCAGACAGAGCAGTAGATGGTAAATATGGTAACTATATACTTGAATCAGATATATTTGGTTCAGATGCAATGTTGCAACATGCAGATATGCTGATAGGTATCAACAGGCCAGCCAAACAAAAGATTAGGTTTTATGGTCCGGATAGATACATGATTGAAAATGATAGAACTCTTGTACTACACTTCCTTAAAGCAAGGAATGGTGATGCAAGAATGAGTTTTTTCAAAGCTAAATTTGAACAAATGAAAATTGAGGAGATGGCAACTCCCGGACAACAAGAAAGAAGATAATTAACAATATGAATCTATGTCAATAACAACTGCAGTACGCAAGCAAAGAGTATCTACTCTAAAAGAAGAGCATGAAGCTTACTTTCAAACTGAAGGTAAAATAAATGCACTATATATTCCCAAGATGGCCTATAGACCGTCTGGTAAGGATGAACTACATGTTAGTTTCTTTCCTAGTGAATTAGAAAATGAAGAAGACATTTATACTGAATTTGTCAGTATAGATTATATAAGTGAAGACCCTAAACGGACTTTATATCTTGTAAACTATAACCCACACTGGAAATCAGAGTATGAATTAATAACTTCAAACTCAGGATTTCAAAGACATTTGATTCCAGTAAGTGAGTTGGTAGTTATAAGTGACGTTACTGATAGAAATAAAAAACTTTCTACTTCAGGAATGATTACAGAAAACTTAGAGCAAACATTGTTTGAGCTACCAGATCCAGATGCAGGAACTGCAAATGAAAAATCATTACTGATAGATAAGTTAGAAGACATCAATCAAACATTAATAACATTAACAAAAGTAATCACTAAATTAACTAAGTAAACTATGGCAACTTCAATTCTCATAATAGCAGACTCTGGTACAGGTAAATCTACCTCTATCAGACATCTGAATCCTGATGAAACGTTCATCATTAACATTGCTAATAAACCTTTACCATTCAAAGGATGGAAAAAGAATTACACAGCAATCAGTAAAGAAAATCCACAAGGTAATCTTGCATCAGCATCCTCTGCTGCAGGTATAATTAAAGCAATAAACCATGTAGATCAAAAAAGGCCAGCAATTAAAACATTAATAGTTGATGACTGGCAGTATATGAGTTCTTTTGAATATTTTGATAGAGCAAATGAAAAAGGTTATGATAAATTCACTCAAATTGCGGCTAATTTAGCAATGGTAGCTAAAATCCCTAAAGATTTGAGAGATGACTTAACTGTAATTTTCTTAACTCACTCAGAAGATTCAACTGATATTAATGGAAATAGAAAAATCAAAGCAAAAACTATTGGTAAAATGATAGATAATACATTAACTTTGGAGGGTCTATTCTCAATAGTTCTATTTGGTAAAGTAAATAAAAATGATGATGGTGAACTTGAATATGGTTTTGAAACTCAGAACTCAGGAGAGAACACATGTAAATCACCACAAGGTATGTTTGAAGATTTCTTCATCCCAAACAACCTGCAGTTTGTTAAAGACTGCATTAAGAAATATGAAGAGTAAACAATTAATAAATCAATAAAAAAAGCAAAAGTATGTTAAACACTAGCGGAATGTCAGCGGGAAGCGGCA